CGCGACCGAAGCTGCCAGACGATTGACAGCGGGCGCGAGGATGCGCGAGCTGTAGTCGTCGAGGCTCATGGTCTTTTCGGCAGTACCGAATGCCACGGCGACGTTCTTCTGAGTCGCGACAGTCAGCGAGGTATTCTGTTCGCTGGTGCCCTGCGGCGTCACGGCCTTGCCGGTCGAAACCGTATAGTCGTTGGGCAGACGGATGCGCAGGGTGTTGCCGATCTTGGCACCCGAGCGCGCGAATTGATCGTCGTATTGCTTGGAGACCGTGCGCAGGAACGCGTTGGTCTGGACGAACAGGCGGAGAGCCTCATTCGTGATCTGATTGATGGTAAGAAACGAGTTCGTTGCCATTTAGAATGCTCCGATTTTATCGTCGCCGTTTGGCATGCTGATTCCGGTAAGCAATCCACGCTTTGGTGTCGCTCGGATCAGGCACGCCCTCGGCAGATCCCTTGCCGCCGATTGGCTCGACGGGCTCAGGCGCTTTAGACACAGGTTTTTGCAAAGCCTTGCTGGCGGTCTGCGTGAGCTTGGTCAGTTCCGAGGCCATCCGGGCCGGCGTCATCTTGCTGATTCGCTCGAATTCATCGAAGTTTTCCGGCTTGCCGAGATACCAGAGCGCCTTATGGACGCCATCGACTTCGGTAGCCACCGACAGAAATTCCGTGCTCAGGCCGAAATACTGGTTCAGATTCCCGATGGAGGTATCAAAATCAGCGATTTCCTTCTTGCCGGTTTCTGCCACTTCGTTGCATCGATTGTTGAATCGCTCAACTGCGCGATCCTGCTCAGCAATCTGTTGCGCCAGCGTCCGAATATCACCTTGAACGGGCTGATTCGGCGTCTGCTCACCGCTTTGCATTGCTTCTAGCTTCGCTTGGAGTTGCCGGGCCGTTTCTGCGGCTTCAGCAGCTTTACGCTCTGCTTCATGGCGCTTTGCAGTCAGTTCTCCAAATCGCTTCTTTGCCCATTCCGGCACGTCGGCGGTAGATTTCTGCTGCTCAACTTCCCCTGTGGCCTGCTCAGGAGCATTATTCACGGCCTCTGCTTGCTGTTCGCCTTCCGGCGCGGTAGCAATTCCGCTCTCGATTTCTGCCATGATTCCTCATGTGGATTAACCCGGTTATACGTCCGGTAACGTCACGATTATATACAGATTTTAAGCCTGCGCTTTGTCTTTCTCAATGCAGGCTAATCGGATTCTGGCTTTCAGATCGGCTGAAGCACGGTCAAACTCATCCTGCGAGATGCCATCCGCGATCCGGTTATTCATTTTCTCGCCCGCATCGATCGATTGGGCGGTTTCCCAGTGCTTGTCGCAGTAGGCGCCCCGATACCGGCTGAAAATGCCGGTCTCAGCCTGGCAAATCTCACATTTGTACGTTGCCACCTTGACCCTCCGCAAGCAATCCCATCTGATAAGCATCGGCGCCGGTCGATTCTCCCGGCTGATTGCCGATCATCAGGTCCGGGCCGTTGAGAATCTCGAACAGCAGGTCCTTGATAATCGGACGCAAGGCCGCCTCGCCCATGAAGTCCTTGAGCTTGTCCATCCGCTCCGTTTCGGCCTTGTAGGCGGCGATATTCGTGGTGTTTTCCTTGTCCAGCCGTACGCCCAGATGGTTCAAGTTGGCAATATCGGTTGCCTTCTGCTTGATCTGGAGCTCCTGTTCCTTGTCGTTGAGCTTCTGCTGCAAGCCCTTGATCAATTCCATCGCGCCTTGAAGCTGCTGCTGCATCTGCTGCATTTCCGGCGTCGGCCCACCATTGAGAATCTGCGGCGGAATCCAGTTTTGCAGGCGTTCGGCCATCTCTTGGGCCAGCGGGAAGTCAGCCGACTTGAACAGCAGATCCCCAATCACCTGGACGAGCTGCGGATTGCCGATCAGAATTTCCTTGGTGGCGTTAAACGCTTCCTCGCGCTTGGTGTCGTAGTTCGGGCCAACGTCCGCAACCACGTCAAATGTGCCGACATTTGGATTGAAAATCTTCTCGATCTGCCCGGTCAGCACGTTGCGGCGCTGCACCATCGCCTCTTTCTGCTGCGGATTGATCTGGACCGTTTCCTCTTCGCCATCTTCGCCAAGAATGCGAATAATGCGCTCTGTGTCGTAAATCTTCGGGATCAGATCGATCAGTTGCTTGCCGGTGAAGCGGATTGCCTTCGCCATGCCGTCGATAAAGTGATAGGTCGCCTTGTCGCCCTGGCGCTGGCGCTCATCGATGGCCACGCCCGAGCGCTCGTTCGACTTCTGACCGAACTGGGCCTCGTATTGCCCGCTCGTCATCATCATTTCGTTGGCCGCCATCTGCGCGCCTTCCATGAAGCCCGGAGCACTAGAAGGGGGCTGCTGACGAGTCGGCGCCTGGACCGGCTGCCCTTGCTCGTCTGAGCCGTTGTAAGGCAGGAACGAGTGATTGTCGCGGTTCGCGGTGGACCAGTAGTTCTCCAGCCCTTCAAACGCCTCGACCGGCCCGACATACGGTGTCTTGGATTGCAGCGCCACAAACTCGACCTGCGAGGAGGAGTTGTAGTTGTACATGCGCTGGGCGTCCTTCATGTACCGGACCAAACCCTTACGCTCCAGCTTGCCGTCAATCACGACTTCCTCACCGACACAGCGCACGATGGGGATGTACTTGCCCGCCCATTGCTTCTGATCGATGACGGCATTGCCAGCAATCAGATACCAATTGACTTGATTCTTTTTGACACGGCGGCGCTTCACGTCCGGCGCTTTCTTCAGCAGCCTAGCCTGCGCTTTGGTGAACTCGGACTCGCGTTTGAATACCGTGCTGCCATCCTCTTGGGTGATGGCAAACATGTACTCTTTGGACTCATCCAGCTCGTAGTACTCCGCAATCCGGATATGGTCCTTCTGCACCCAGCCGCGCATGTCGCCGGTAAATGCGCCGTTCTCGCTGCCTGCCGAATCCGGATACTTGCGCAGGAATTCATCCTTGAGCATCTCGTCAAAGACAAAGGCGAACTTAGCGTCCGAGCCGTCTAGCTCTTTGATATCCGGGTCCATTGCCACGGCCAGCGGGTCCGGCACTTGGCGGATAAAGATCTCTTGATCAAAGCCGTTATCGTCGGTGTATTCGGTCAGGATGCGCCAGTAGCCAATGCCGCCGCCTACCTGGAACTCTGAGGCGCGGTCGTACGCCGTCTGCGCATTCGAGATGTACTCGATATGACGAATGATGCCCTCGAAGACTTGGGCGGATTCATACGTCGCGCCATTGCCAACCGGATGCACCTTGGCGCTGGGCTTGTTCTGCTTGCCATCATTGACGACCATCAGCCAATGCTGGTGCGTCTTGTTGATGGTGAGCATCGGCCTGCCGTCGATCTGGCGGTTATAGCGGACCTGGTCTGGCCACTGATAGTTGTTGTCCGGATCGCCAAACAGGAAGCGGATATCGTCTTGAAACCGCGCCCGCTGGTCACGCTCCCATTCAATGGTGCGGGTGAATCGGCGTTGAGCGCGTTCTACAATATCGTCTTCGGCAGTAGCCATCTTTAGCCCATCCAGTTGCCGCCAGAGTGACGGCTCATCATTCCATTAGTCTTGCGCGGCATCGTTTCGTACTTCTTGTCGCCCTTTTTGGCGCGCACGACGCCCGGGAACAGTTCAGTAAGCACCCAAATCCACGCATCGGCCCGGTTTGGGGAATACTCACCCATATATCCAACCGTCGAGAATGCCGATAATTCGTCTTCTAATTCTCGATAATAGCCTACGTGGCGAATCTTACCCTGTTCGTAGAGCGATGAAAATGGTTCTGCCCGCACCGCTTTGCCCCGGCTGGCCGTCACCATCTTGAATGGTGTACGGGCGCGGGACGTCTGAATGACGTGCTGGACCATCGCACCACCGTAATTTGTTTCCCCGACGACCAAATCCGCCGCATGACGGTCATACGCGGACGTGGCCACATCGCCCCAGACTTTCGGGCCAGCCTTGACCGTGCAGTCTTCCAACAGATAGACATTCCCATCCATTCCCAAACCGCCCACGCAGATACCAATGGCGTCATTGTCTGCATTGTCTGCATCACCGGAGCCAGACGGGTCGATGCCTACGATAATGCGCTGCATGTCTGGCAATGGCTGGTCTTCCCGATGACGCCATTTGTCGATCGTTTCTTCGGCAAATAGCTGATTCGGCGTCGCATCGGCAAACTCGCCCTGCAGGAATCGCTTACGCAGGCGTGCAGACATGCCCTGCAGCGTTTCTAGGTACGTTTCGCTCAGATTTTGGACGTTGTCACCAGGATTGATCTGGAAACTGTCGTAATCATCCGGGTTTGACAGCGGCTCGCCTGTCTCCGGGTCACGCTTCTGGATGAACCGCTTGTAGGTCCAGTGGGCTTTGGATGGTGGATTGCAATCGTAGTAGGCCCGGACCTTCAGGGGCTGATCCGGCTTGCCTTCGATCTTGGTGTAGACGAGCTGGGCCAGACGCGTGATAGCTGTGTCTACCGATGACATTGGGATCTGGCTGCACTCGTTGAAATAGAGCGTCGCGAATTCCTTGCCGAGAATCTTCTCGACGCGCTCTTTATCATCTAGGCCGCCGAACCAGACCTCAGCCGGTAGCTTCGGGTCGGAAGTCTCGATCGTCGCGTACCCATCCCCCTTGTGAAGTTCGTACTTCACGCCAGGAAAGGCGATCTTCATTACCTTGGGAAACGTGTCTAGGACGATGGATTCGTAGACGTGAAGCGCGCGGAAGCGAAAGATGCCATGCCGCGAGCCTGGCGCCTTGATCGCCCGCATGACGATGTTGCGGACGTGGAGAAAGGTTTTCCCGGATCGACTACCGCCAAACAGCATCAGATGCCGCGCATTCCCTGCAAGCATGTGCTGGGCTTCAAACTGCTTGGGCGTTAGCTGGAACGTCACAGTGCCTCGTCTAGCGGCGTCGTCTGAACGATGATGGGACCGCCATTTTTCCCCGAAATCTCCTGCTCGATCTTATCCCCGTACTTCTTGGGCTTAAGCTTGCTGGCGATCCATTTTCGGGTATCGATCCGCAGCCGCATATGGGCTACATCTCCCGCGTCTATCTTGCCATCTGGCGTCAATGCCGGAGGCGTATCGGCGATATCTTGCATGTCCTCCGCGAACGCATCGGCTCGCATATCACATGCAGCGTCGTATTGCTGCTTAAACTCAGGGTTTTCCCTTAACCATCGGAAGATGGTAGTCATTACAGGCATGTGCTCATCCCTGCAGATCTTGCGCATGCTTTCGCCATCCGCCACTCTTTCGCAGATGGCATCGATTAGCTCCGGGGAATAGATGGATGGTCGCCCCCCGGCCATTACTTAGGCTCCGCGCAATTTTGTTGCTTGCCGCCCGGACGCGCATCCCCATTTCCTTGGGGTTTCACTGCCCCTACGAGCGACTTAATTGCGCGATCTAGCGCTTCCGCGATCCTTTCGCATTCCCGGTCGAACTCTTCGGGCGTCAAAATACGGTTTGCCATTGCTTGCCTCTTGCGAGTATTGAACCTGCCATATCCCTGACAGTAGGGTTTCTACCTAGACTTGCCGGTTGTAATACTCAGTGAATGGCCCGCTGTTACGCTGGATACCGAACATACTGCCTACTACATCGGTGTTGTTGTTATTCACCGCCTCACATCTGAGCCATACATCTGTAGTGGCTACATATGAGATGAGCGGGCATCCGTCTGCCTCATGGCGATAGGGCTGCGTGGTCGTGCAACTCACCTGTAATCCCTTGATCAGCCGGCCCGACGAGCTTTGATTACAGAGACTGAACTTCGCCGAGCGATCGACCGTATCCGTCCGGTTAATGCAGAACATGATCGAAATCAGGTCGAAGCTCGATCCCTTGGGCACGGTATAGAGGCTGCTGCGCTCAAATCCTACGCCTGGCGTCAGGTATTTGTAGGTCGCCCCAGCCCCACCTGCCAATCTCACAGAGATATTACCAGCATTATTATCGCCTCGCGTGCCGCTGGTTGCGACGACTAGGGTATTCACGCGAATGGCTGGCTCGGGCAATGCAACCGGCGTCAGGCCGTTTAACGCGAGTACCACACTCTTGGCGGTGTAATCCGAGGTGAGATAGCCGATCACGACGGTTCGGGCGCCTGTACCGGCTGCCGCGTCGTTTGCGCTGTCAGATACGACTTCCATCGAGACCGCTGAGACAGGCAATGGGATAAAGCGATGGTCAATGCCGTTGAGAACGCCTAGCGAGGCGCCGGCCCATACATCTTCCGGCTGCGTGGCGGTGTTGATCAGCGGGTTATTCCCCAGCGTGGCCACGCGCGCCGTGCCTGCCAGAAAGCCCAAGGAAGCAGCATAGGGGTAGGACGTCTCAAAAGGCATACATTTCTCCTTATTTTGACGCCATTCTATGCTAGATCATGCCTATTTGCGCTTCTTAGGCTTTTTCTTTGCTTCGCGCTGTTCGCTATAACCGATGGCCACGGCTTGGGATGGCTTTTTTCCGGCCTTGATTTCCGTTTCGATGTTCTTTTGGCGTGCAGCCTTTGAACTAGATTTGATCAGCGGCATAGCATGGCTCCCAACGCAGAGCGGTTCAGGCGCTTGACCTGCTCATAGATCCCCAGCGCGGCGGCTTGGTTAATCCGTTCCTGCGCCTGTTCGGTGAGGATCTTCTCGATGAACGGCAGACCGAGCTTTTTGATCAGCTCGGCCCGGCGTACAGCCTTGTCGGCGTAGCTCACGGTATCAACGGCTCCGCTTGCTGTTGATGTTGCGCTCTTTGATTTCCGGCACGCCGTTAATCTTGATCGGCTCGGGCTTCGGACCCTTCGGCGGCTCAAAGTTCATCGAATTGGCGCCAGCAGCGCGGCAGCCTTCGGCGTATTTGGCGCCGTCCGACAGCGACCCAGTGATTTTCGAATCCATTTTTCTATCCTTGCAAGGGGAAAACGACCAAAACGGTCGTCTTATCAGTTTAGCACTATTCGTCAGAAATGCGGATTTTGTCGAGTTCGGGCCGCTCTTGGATCGTCCAAATGTCATGCAACTGAAACTCAACCCACATCTCCACCTCCTTTTCAGGGTCGAACTTCTTTGAGTTCCTTGACTTTCATCCCTGATCCCTCCGCCGCTGCGAATCCGCTGAAAGCATATTCAGCGTCTGGACCATCTGATCCACGGTATCCGCGATCCAGGCATCATCACACTTCTCCGCCTCGATCATGGCCATCAGGCCAGCCCCGAACACCAGCGCCTCCACCGAATATAGCCGTGCATCCCGGCCCATGTCGTACTTCTCTTGCGTCAGCATGACCCAGCCGTATTGTTGGCCAGCTCGGGCTAGGATCGCTTCTCGGAATTCGGCATAGGTCATGAGTAGTCTTTTTTCAGGTCGATTCGTTTTGTGATCTTAATGCCGCCCAGCAATGCTACCGCCATCAGCGCGGTAGCCCAGCCATAGTCATTCTCGGCAAAGAGATAGCCCGCATAGACACCAGCCAAGAAATCGACCATTCCGCATCGCATTTCTATGCGCATGATTGCTCCTGAGCAAAAAAATACCCCGTGGATGCGGGGTAGAACTGAGATAGTGAGTCACGCTATCCCGAGGGGTTCGGTTTCATGGATGGCGACTGCCTGGCGCAGGTTAGGCTGTCGCTCAAGGCCCGGCTACAACCCCGAGACCCCAGTCAATCGCCATTCATGAGAGCGCCGGTCTTTCCCGGCTGTCATCGTTTCTTGCGACCGATACGCGCCTGCGTACTCAGCAGACCAGAGGCACAAGTG